GGTGCAAAAACTGCACCTCTCAAAAACGCCGAAACACCAGTGCAACACGACTGCACACCAGCAGTGCAAACAGACTGCACACCAGCAGTGCAAGCAGGGGTGCAAACAGGGGTGCAACATGATTGCACAAGAACCATATCTAAGGAAGAACCGTATATAGAACCTAGAGAGAGTAACGCGCGCGCGAGAAAACAAATCCCAATACCAGCCGACTGGAAACCCACCGAAGAACACCAGGCGCTCGCCGACCGGCTAGGCATCGACTGCGACATCGAAGCCGAAAAATTCCGCGACAGGGCCCTCGACTCGGCAGCCCGCTCGGCCGACTGGAACGCGAAATACCGCAACTGGCTCGTCAAAGGCAAGGAACGCGGATTCGCCACACCAAAAGATTCCAACGCTCGCCGACGGTTCACGTGGGGCAGCGAAGAGGTCAAACGCGTACTCGGCCCGATAGCCTGCGAAGGCACGGACACGTACATGGAGCTCGCATGCAAGGTCGCGGACCTGCTCAACCAGGGCTTGGACCCGGACATGCTGCGCCGTCAGCTCGCGAACGTGCCCGGCGACGTATTGGCCGAACAACTGTTCGAACAGGAGGCGGCGGCATGAACGCCATGACCATCGCACGCATGGCCGGCGTCCTCACCTCGGCCATCCAGGCCGCCGACCGATTGGAACTCGACGCGCTCAAAGGCCCGGCGCTCGCCGATATGGACCTTGACCGCATCCGCGATATCAAACGCGACTGCTCGACCTGCATCAACCTGCTCGACCAGTTCGGAAGGGAGCGACGATGAGCGACCGGCAATTCCAGGAATCGAAACGCATCGCGCTCGCACGCCAGGGCTGGCATTGCATGCGTTGCGGACGCAACCTGCACGACCCGAGTGTTTGGCCGGGCAGGAGCGGCCATCACCGGCAGTTGCGCCGTCGGGCCAACCCGACCATGCGTGACCTGCCGTGCAACATCGTCGAACTGTGCGGTTCCGGCACGACCGGCTGTCATGGTTGGACGCACGCGCATCCGGCCGAGGCGGAACGGTCCGGCTACATCATCCCGAGCTGGCGGGATCCGCTCAGCGTGCCGATACGCGACTGGAACGGCGACTGGTGGTGGCTGCTGTCTGATGGCACGGCACAACGGCTCACGCAAATCGAAATCGTCGAATGGCAAAGCAATTGGAAGGAACAATCATGAGGAAACAGGACAAAGACCGGAATGGGAAGCCGGAGGCGCTCCTGTGGGTCGACGTGGAGACCTCTGGAGTGGACCGCGACCTGGACGAACTGCTGGAGGTCGGGATGCGCTGCACGAGCGTGGACGCCACCGAAACGTACGGCACGCTCACCCGCCTGGTGAAGCCGCAGTGCCTCACGTTCGATGATTTCACGCCGGTGAGCTTCAGCATGCACTGCGATTCTGGACTGTTGTACGCCCTGGTGAACTCCGACCCGTCCAGAACCAACCGCAAGGCCGTCGCTGATGCGATCCTCGAATTCCTGGATAGCCTCGCGCAACGGTTCGCGTTGGTTCCGGCCGGAACGAACGTGGATTTCGATCTGGACTTCCTGCGCCGGTTGGATCCGGACATCGTGCGCCGCATGTCGTACCGGAAGCTGGACGTGACCACGATGCGACATCTGGCCGACTGGTTCGTGGGCGAAAACCCGTACGGCAGGCATTCCAGCCATCACCGCGTCCGCTGGTGCATCGAACGCGACATCAGCGACTACCGCAGCCTGTACAAGTCCATCACCGGAAGGACCATGTGATGATCCGCGAACGAACGTCCTACTCGTGCGTGTGCGACGGCTGCGGCTACGAACAGTTCGACGATTACTGGAGCGAGGACGCCGCGCTGGCGCAGGCGGAGGATGACGGATGGACGTACTGCGAGGACTCGCAGGGCGACTGGGAGACCTACTGCCCGAATTGCCATCCCATGTACGTGTGCCACCATTGCGGACTCGAATCCGACTGCACGGAACCCGGATGGCAGGAGCGTGACGGCCACGTGGACTGCCCCAACCACCTGCACGCCGACTGCCGCGAATGCCGCTGCCACGACATCGGCACCAGATACCGCCTCGAATACCAGGGATGGAGCCACGAACTCGACCTGTGCCCCGACCACAATCCGAAAAGGAACCGCGAATGAGCCCCAAACCCTACGAAAGCCTCGACGTGACCGCCAAGGCCAGCACGAAAGGCAACTGCATCATCCTGAACATCCGAGAAGGCCATTCCATAGGCCCGTACGCATACCAGCTCACCAGCTACAGGCTCACGCCCGACAAGGCCGACCGTCTCGCCGACATGCTCGACACCGCATTGGACGAAGCCGAAAACAAACGAGAAAGAAACCAGCCATGACCAACAAACCAATCCGAATCCATGTGGCGGCACACGCATGACCACCGCCGCATTGATCATCCTCACCGCAACCATCATCATCGCCTACCCGGGAAGCCTCTAATGAAACGAACAGCCAAACACACCACCGAAACCATCGCCAGCATCCTCGCAGCCATCCTCGCAGCCATCCTCACGACGGCCGCGCTCGCGGGCTGCGGGGCGCGCGGAGAGGGAACCTCCGAACCTGATCCACGGACCAGCACCGCATGCAAGCGCTGGTCTAACACGTCGATGCGAGAATGCGTTGTCGAACTGCAGGATACGCGTCGCGTCACCTGCGTCTCCTCGACCGCAGGCATGAGCTGCGACTGGGACCATGTGAGCGGCGCGGACAAGGAGCCGACAAGATGAGCTACAACGTCGTCACCCAGGAAGGCGTCAGAACGTTCGAGGACATCGACGATGCTGGCGACTACGCGCAGGCCATGTCCTTGAGGACTGGCGAGCCGGTCAAGGTGTTCCCCGCCGAGACCGGACTCGTCGCATTCACCGTCCGCCCAACCACGAAGGACACGAAATGAGAATCGATTTCGACAGCAAGGATGGCGTTTTCGCCATCAAAGCCGAAAACAAAGAGGAAAAAACCCAGCTCAAAACGTCGGCGGTCGCCATCTGCAATCTCATCATCGATTTTTTTGACGGTGAAGTCCAAGAAATGAAGGCGACGCAGGAATGAAACGCATCCCACTCAAGGACACAAAATGAGCAATCGAAGTTATTTGGTGCCAAGGCCGCCAGCGTTCGACCATGAGCATCCCAGACCGAAGGAGGAAGGCGAGGTGCTGTACTGCGGAAATTGCCAAAAATGGTACGTATCATGGTTTCCCCTCACCGAAGTCAAAACCATATGGGGCCGCCGCCCCGAATGGTGGATACGCATCTTCCACCGCAAACCATACGAGACGATCATCCAGCAAATACGAAGGGAAACGAAATGAAAGTGAAGAAAACCCTCATGGACATGATCATCAAATGGCATCAGGCCGGATACAGCCTCGATGAGATCTCGCCACTGGTTCCTCAAGTCCCCAAAGAGGAAATCAAAGCAATCATCCAACAACACCACGAATAACAAGAAACCCGACCTTCCGGCCGGGCTCCTGACACCACCAGAAGACTACCATGCCGGAGGGAATCGAACAAATGAACGAACAAAACAACGAATCCCAACCAACCACCACCAACACCACAACAAACACCAGCCAAACAACACCAGCGCTCGCCGGTGTGTGCCTCGTCTGCGGCGGAGGATGCGCTGTCGGCGACACCATGTGCGCGAGATGCGATGGGCTGATGCGTGGCTGGCTGCGGGAATATCCATCATGGTTGGATTCGCTGCATGAGTTCCTGGACTCGACCGCGCATTACGGAGGCCGCCAGCCTGGACGCGTCAACCTTCCAGCCGCGCCGACGCCAATCCGATTGCCGGTGCTCGACCACATGCAGGACATCGAGGATGCCGCGATCGCACTCTGGCGCCGGTTGTATGCTCCGCCTGCCATGCCTTGGGCTACCTGTGGCGTGCATCCGCCGCTGGTGGACATGCTGCGTGTCTGCGCCGGCAGTCCTCGACTGCGCCGCATGCCTGATATCGCCGACTTCTACCATGAGTGGGAGTCGATGGTTCGAAAGACGCTGGACATCATCGACGTGCCGCCTGCGAAACATGGCATCGGAAGATGCCCGAACCCGCTGTGCGGAGTCGAATTGACAGCGGCGGTCGGCGCGGTAAGCGTTGCATGTCCCGTGTGCGGCAGCACTTACCTTGTGGCGGATGTGCGGTTGGGGTTTCTGAGGGAATGCGTTCGGTCGGGACGCGCGTTCACGGCGGGGGAGTGCGCGGAGCTGCTGCGCGAATGCGGATTCCAGTGCAATGCGAACACGATTCGCTCATGGCGCAAGCGCGGCAGGCTCCAGCCGGTTGGTGAAAACGTGAAGGGGCAGCCGTTGTACAGGCTTTCCGATGTGCATGGACAGGTCGTGCGACGCGACTCGATTTGACAAAATCGAAAGTGCAACGCACAATTGTCAGTGGATTAGAGGGTTCAAACCGAAGACATGCGGTTTGAACCCTTTTCATATCCACCTTGGATTCTCCTAACTCCTTGGGTTGCGTAACACCGTCCTGTCCGAACGGCATATCGGACACGCTCCGCCCACTCCCGTCAGAGTGGACATACCCCAATGTGGCAGGCAAGCCAATCCCGTGCTTCCGTGATGCGGTGATGCTCAAATCCGCCTGCCGGTATGCCTTCGTAGGAATCAGTGGTAGATCGTACCGGCCGCGAGTCTTTATTGGATTCTCTTCCTTGTGGCCGCGTGCGGACGCGGGTTCGAATCCCGCCGAAGGCACCCATGAAACAAACCCGGGGTAGGGGTATTTGCAGATGATGGGGAGCCCCTACAAGACACGGGAGTGTCCATATACGGGAGCCCCTATACCGGCATTCCAGCAAGCCAACGGCGAAGATAATCATTGATGCATCCATGACACCCCGGGGCTCATACATGTGGGGAGGCCACATGAGCAAGCGGCGTAACGAGCGTGTCAGCAACGGCTGGCGGCGCAGACAGCTCAGGGCAAGAGTGCTGGCCGCATACGACGTGTGTGCCATCTGTGGCAAGCCAGTCGACAAGACATTGAAGACACCACATCCGATGAGCGCCGAAGTCGACGAGCTCGTACCGGTCTCACGTGGCGGTGATCCATACAGCTTCACTAACTGCAGGCTCACGCACCGCAGATGCAACAGGTTCAAGAGCGACAAGACAGACGAACACGCACGAGCGCTGCTGGCTGGCAGACAGGAAGTGAAAGCAAGCTCGATGCCGTTCAAAACGTTCGGCATCTGACTCCGATACCAGGGCGGGGACCCCGGGTATGCCCCCTCCCGGTCGCCTCGGGTGCAGTGCCGATATTTCCCCCGGAATTCAAACGTCGGAAACAGGGGAAACGACGAAAGGTCGGAAAGCGGAGGTGGACGCCATGAAGTGCGAACTCTGCGGCAAGGAATTCCGGCCTTCCGGCCACGGGCGGCCGCAACGGTACTGCTCCAAATCCTGCCGTCAGAAAGCCGATTATCGTCGGAAAAAGAACAGGCCCGCACAGGACTGGAACAGTAAGCCACCCGTCAAAGTCGTGGAAACGAAACAGAAGCCGGAGCAGGACCTCGACCAGCGGAGTTTCGAGAGAATGATGGACGGCAGCATGCTGGACATGCTGCGCGCCAACCGCGACCGACTGCAGAAGGCTATGGACGACACGTCCACACCGGCAAACGCACTGGCCGCGATCAGCCGCCAGCTCATCGACGTATGCGAACGCATCGAATCACTCCAAGGCGGAGGTCTGACCGACCTGCTGGACGATGAGGAAGACGAGGTGACGGACGATGTCGGAGCGTCGATTGTCTGAAATCGCCAAGGTCCTCCGCCAGCCGGAAGGCATCGTCGGCAGCGAGTTCACGCGAATCAACAAAGCCGCGCGCAAGGCCGGCATCCGTTTCGACTTGTGGCAGCAGGGTTTCTTGTGGCTTCTGTTCGCCAAGAACACGGAAGGCAAGTACGCGTGTGGCGCGGACGGCGCCGTGCTGTCCAGCTGCAGGCAGATCGGCAAGACCTTCACCGTCGGCACCGCGCTGTTCCTCAAGGCGATACTCACGCCGAACCTGAAGGCCATCTGGACCGCCCACCACACGCGCACCAGCGACGAGACGTTCGCGGACATGTGCGAGATGGAACACAACCCGATGCTCGGCAGGTACGTGGAACGCATTCGCAGGGCGAACGGCCAACAGGAGATCACGTTCACGTCCGGCAGCCGCATCATGTTCGGCGCCCGAGAGAACGGTTTCGGCCGAGGCCTGCACAGCGTGGACGTGGCCGTTTTCGACGAAGCGCAGATCCTCACCGTGCGCGCGATGGACAACATGATCCCCGTCCTGAACACGAGCCCGAACCCGTTGGTCGTGTACATGGGCAATCCACCCAAGCCGGGAGACCAGTGCGAGGCGTTCACGGAGAAGCGCATGCACGCGCTGAACCATGACGGGAACCTCCTCTACGTGGAGCTTGCCGCCGACAAGGACGCGGATCCGGACGACCGCGAACAGTGGGCTAAAGCGAATCCCAGCTATCCGAGACGTACCAGTGAACAGGCAATCATGCGCATGCGCAACAACCTGTCCGACGATTCGTTCCGCCGCGAGGCGCTCGGCATCTGGGACGAGACTGTCACCGCATACGCCATCGACCCCGACCAGTGGAAGGCCGCGGCCGTCGATGACGTGCCCGAAGGCGGCACGGTGAGCTTCGGCCTCGACATGCCGCCCGACAGGAGCGTGCTGACCATCGGCGCCGCATCGCGGTACAAGGACGGTTCGGCCGTCATCCAGATGGCGAACATCAAGGACGCGCGGCAGGCTGGCACCATGTGGGCCGTTGACTGGCTCGCCGAACGCTGGCACAAGACCGCCAGCGTGGTCATCGACGCGCAGTCCCCGGCAATGAGCCTGCTGCCCGACCTGAAAGCCGCGCACGTGAAGGTCACGGTCACGAACATGCAGGAGATGGGCCGCGCATGCGGCCGGTTCCTCGACATGCTCAAGGCCGGAACGCTCAAGCACCCGCCGGACGAATACCAGCCGCAATTGGCCACCGCCGTCAAAGGCGCGACCACGCGCCCATTGGGGCAGTCCGGCGCAATCGCCTGGAACAAGCTCGGATCGGATATCGACATAACGCCGCTCGTATCCACCACACTCGCCCTGTACGGCGCGTTCACCACGAAACGGCACCCCGGAAGACGACAGGAGGTGATGGTCTGATGGTGTTCTACATGGCCGACGGCACCACAATCAGCACAGCGCCGAAATTCACCGGCAGCAGCTACCTCGACACAGCGAGCGGCAACGTCGGCACCATCCGCGGCGTCGACGACGAGGACATGCCCATCATCCACGAACTGCTGCACGTCTGGCGCGAGAAATACCCGCGCAACCTGATCCGCGGAGCCTACTACGACTGCAAGGAACGATTCAAGGACTTCGGCATCTCCATCCCCGACCAGATCAAGAACAAGGTCGAGGCGATGATCGGATGGCCCGAACTCGCCGTCCGATCGTTGAGCGACCTGAGCGACCTGGAAGGATTCAGCATCTCCGGCGACGACACGATGGGCATCAACGACCTGTTCGAGGACAACCAGCTGGACGTCACCGCATCCGAACTGATCGTATCCTCATACAAGCACTCATGCAGCTTCCTGACCATCGCCGCAGACCCGGAGGATCCGGACCGCATCAGCATGATCCCCCGTTCCGCCGACTGGTCCGCGGGAATCTGGGACCGGCGCAACCATCGTCTGGCCGCCGCGTTGACCATCACCGAGGACGATAAGGACGGGCGGATATGCGCGTTCAACGTGTGGCTTCCAGGCAAGGTCTACGAATGCTCCGGCCACCTGATGCCATGGCGTGCGGAGAAAATCGAAACGAACTTCGATCAGCCGACGGTCGTCTCGCTCGCCTATGACAGGCAGATGGACCGGCCGTTCGGCCACAGCCGCATCAGCCGTTCGCTCATGAGCCTCGTGGACGCCGGATTCCGCACCATGGTCCGCATGGAGGCATCGGCCGAATTCTACTCCGTTCCCAAACTCTGGTTCATCGGCGCGAACAAGGACGCGTTCAGCAGCAACACGTGGAAGAGCCTCATCCAGGCGATCAACGCCATCAGCGCCGACGAGGACGGCAACCTGCCCCAACTACAGCAGGTGCAGCAGGCGTCCATGGCACCCCATTCGGACATGCTCAAGACCATGGCCATGCTCGTCGCCTCGCAGACCCGCGTGCCGGTCGACTACCTAGGCATCACACTGGACAATCCGACCAGTGCCGAGGCGATGGCATCAGCGGAACGACGCCTGACCCGCATCGCCGACAAGCAGAACGTGGCCTTCGGACGCGAACTCAAACGCGCCATGGGCATCGCCGTGGCACTGCGCGAAGGCACGAACTCGATACCCGACTCCATGCGCGACGTACACCCGGTATGGGCCCCCACGAAGGAGATCTCCGACGCGGCGCGCGCCGACGCGTTCACGAAGATCGCCGACAAGGTCACCGGCTACGCCGACTCCGACGTCGGACTCGAACGACTCGGCCTGAGCCGTGAGGAAATCACCCGCTTACGCGCCGACCAGCAACGCCAGCGCGCTAAGGAACAGATCGATCAGCTAAAGGCTCGCCTGGCATCGGCCGGCGGCGAGGAGGTTCAGGATGGAACTCAACAGCCTGAACATACCGGAGACGAACAGGAGAGATCTTCAACGGCTGCTTGACCAAGCCTATGCGGGATACGTCGCCGACCTTGATGCATTGGCAGACGAAGCGGCTGACGCTATCGAGGCGCAGTACCGCTCCAACCCGTTGTTCATGCGCGATGTGGTCGAGGACTACTCGAGACAGTCCGCGCAGCTGGCTGACGATTATTTCAGCCAGCTACGCGCTATATGGGCCGAGCAGTCAGGAGTGGATCTGCCGGAGTTCGAACACCCGGATTTGCTTGATCCAAGCGAAGTCCTCTACCGCATGAACGGCGGTTTCTCCGGAACTGACTGGAATGGTCTCAACTACTCCGACCTCGTCGCCGGACGCAGCAATGCCGGATTGAGCGTGGACAGTCTGTGGCCGGAGTTGAAGACCATCGATGACTGGCAGCAGCTCATTGGTGACATGGTCAGCACATCCGCCAGGCTTATGACCATGCGTGACATGCATGCCGACCCCACAAAACCAAAATGGGCGCGCGTGCCACGAGGCAGCGATCCATGCGCGTTCTGCGTCATGCTCGCCACCCGTGGCTTCGAATACCTCAGTGAAGAGACGGCCGACTTCGGCCCCACCTTCCACAATGGCCACTGTCACTGTGATGTCATCAGCAGCTGGGGAAGGCAGAAGCTCAAAGGCTTCGACCCCGACGGCATGAGTGAACGCTGGGAACAATGCAAGACGGCCATCGAGCATCGTCTTACCCACGACGAATACCTGAGAACCCGCAGTTCGCCGGGCCAGAAGTTCGGCAACTGGAAACGCAACCAGATACTCGCCGAGATGCGCTGGCGCGACCGAGAATGGCTCCACAGCGGCGCAGAGCCACCGATCAGCTTCCCAAGTGATGGGATGCGTGAGGAAACCGAGCAGGTAAGACCGCAGGAGATACGAACGGCCCAGAGACTGCGCAGACATGGAATCGTCCCGGCCTTTCAGATCGACCATCGTGAAGCGAAGGATCCAGACACTGGGCGTATGCTCCTGATCGGCTTGTCTGATTTGGAAGGCGGCATCGAGCTCAAGACGCCTCAATCAGCAGACAAATTCCGCACTATCGACGGATATATGGGCAGCGCGTCAAAAAAGCCGGATTGCAGACGGCTGATCATCGACAATTCCGAAAACGACAACATGAGCGATGAGGAACTCATCGGAAACATCATGAAAAGTCATCGTTTCAAGAATGGGATCGTATACATCCTGAACAAAAAAGGACAGTTGCTGAGAATCAAGTAAGCGCCGCTGAAACTACCAAAAAGGGCGGTAACAAGGGCGCTTACATATCCATTCTATCACCTTTTGGTGGATTGCCGGAGTAGACGAACGGACCCGACTGTAAATCGGGCGCATTTTGCCACGCGGGTGCGAATCCCGCATCCACCACTCGACCAGCCGGTCCGGTTGGCGGCGACCATGCGCCGCATCGCGTGGGAGGACCATACAGCGCACCGTGGCGCGGTCGAACTCGAATCCACGGGAAACAGCAAGAAGGAGCACAGCATGTTCAACAGATTCCGATTCCCGGCCCGTATCCGTCTCATCGACGGCGGCGGGGACGAGGGCGGTTCCGGCGATAGTGGCGACGGCGGCGAGCCGAAATCGTTCACCCAGGAACAGGTCGACCAGATCGTCGAGAAAAGGTTGGCGAAGGAGCGCGGCAAGTACAAGGACTACGACGAGCTCAAATCAAAAGCCATGAAACTCGACGAGATGGAGAACGCCGGAAAGAGCGAAATCGACAAGCTTAAGGAATCGAACGCCGCCCTGCGCAAGCAGATCGACGATGCCGCGGCCGAGAAACAGCACGCCGAATGGGTGTCCGAAGTCGCCAAAGACAAGGACGTTCCGGCCGAACTGCTCCGCGGCGGCAGCAAAGAGGAACTCGAAGCGCATGCGGACCTCCTGCGAGCGGCATTGCATCCAGCATCCAAGCCGCCGAGGGTGAAGAACCAGACAGGCTCTCCTTCGCACCAGAACAACAAGGACGCCGAAGAGCTCTCGTACATCCATCAGCTCCTCGGCAGATAACGACTGAAAGGACAAGCCATCATGGCGATGAAAACAGACCAGATCAAGCTCCCAGTGAGCGTGGCCACCGAAATCGTGAACAAGGCCAAGGACACCAGCACCATCGCGTTCCTGAGCCCCAGCACGCCGCAGATCTTCTCCGACGCCGACTACCTCGTGTTCAACGGCAAGAGCGAAGCCGAGGTCGTGGCCGAAGGCGCGGTCAAGAACAGTTACGAGCAGACCGTGGATTCCGTCGTGGCGAAACGCTTCAAGGTGCAGACCACCACCCGCGTCACCAGCGAACTCCAGTGGGCGGACGAGGACAACCAGCTGCAGATCATCCGCAGCATCCAAGCGGATCAGGCAGCCGCTTTGGGTCGTGCGCTCGACTACGTGATCTACCATGCGATCAACCCGAAGGCTGGCACCGCGCTTTCCGGATTCAACCCGTTGAGCACGTCCGCCGTGCAGGTGACCGCCGGCGATGACGACATCAGCAACGTGGACGCCCTGGCCGATGCGCTGAACGACTCCTACGACATCAACGGCGTGGCATTGTCCAAGACGTGGGCGTCCCGTCTGCGCAAGCTGCGCGTGCCCTCCACCGGCATGCGCTTCTACCCGGAGATCCCGCTGAACCTGCAGGCCGGCAGCCTGGACGGCATCACCGCCGCGACCTCCGGCACCGTCAACGGGCGACTGGCTAAGACCCCGACGAAGGTGCTCGCGTTCATGGGAGACTTCAGCCTCATCAAGTGGGGCATGGTCCGCGACCTGACCAGCGAGATTATCGCCTACGGCGACCCGGACCAGACCGGCGTGGACCTGAAGGCCCACAACCAGATCGCATACCGTACCGAAGCGATGTACGCGTTCGCCGTCATCGACCCGCACGCGTTCGCCGTGCTCAAGACCAAGTGAGGTGAACGATGAGTTTCCCCATCCAGACGCTTGTGATCAACCCTGCAGGCGAGGAAAAGCACACTGTCGGCCCGTTGGACGCGCAGGTGCGGCTTGTCAACACTGACGGCACCGCCTTCTCCGCCGGTTCCGGTGCCTACGAACTGCCGGAGGCCGGCAGGGACACCCTCGGCGGCATCAAGCAGTTCGCGCCCGAACAGACGATTGGCAACGTTGACGGCAACATCGTCAAGGCCGCCGCAGCCGCTCCGACCAAGGATGAATTCGACAAGCTCGTCACGGCTTTCAATACTTTGGCGAAACAGTTCGATGACACTATCACCGGCCTCGCGGCCTCCGGGGTGATCAAGCTGCCGGAAAAGAAGTGACCATGACGGACGAACCAGACGTGTTCGCCACCTCCGTCGACCTCGAACAGAGGTGGCACAAACTCACCGACGAGGAACGTGAGAAGGCCGACACGCATCTCGCGGACGTGACCGACTACATCAAGGAACGATCCCCGAACTGGCAACGTCTCCAAAAAGAACGGCCACGCCTGCTGACGAAGATCACCTGCGACATCGTCCGCAGAATCATGCAGGCCGACCCGTACGACATTCCCGGCGGCATCACGCAGATGAACCAGACCACCGGCAGCTTCAGCGAACAATACAGTTTCGGAGCGCCCACCGGCGATCTCTGGCTGCGCGACGACGAGAAACGCATCCTTGGCATCAACGCTCAGCGCGCGTTCAGCGTCGACATGGCAACGGGGGAGACGTCCTAGTGGAAACCATCGAAGTGTGGCGCGGCCAGTCCACCACCGACACGGACGGCAACCCCATCCAGGGCAAACCCGTCCGCGTCGGCACGTTCCAGGCGATGGTCGCGCCAACCTCCACCACCGACCAGACCGAGGAGAACGCCAGCCCGCAGACCATCGAATACACGATCCACATCCGCGGAAACCAACCGACCGGCATCCAGGCCACCGACCTGATCAAAGTCAGGGGCCGGCTGCTGCCCGTCAAGGGCAAGCCGCAGGTGTGGGACAACCTCCACGGACGCCACATCGGCGACGTCATCACCGTGGGCGAACGGGAAGGATAAGCATGGCCAAACGATGCAGATTCGTATTCAACCGCAAGGCGTTCAGCCAACAGGTCCTCAAAAACGAGACATTGCGCTCGCGCATGAGGGACGCGGCCGAGGCCGCCGTAGAGGATGACCGTTGCATGGTCCGCGACCATGACGGCAAGAACCGTAGCGGCGTGGCGATCATCTGCCCGGCACCGGTGGAGAAGGCGCACGGCACGCTAGAGGACACGCTCGGAAGGATGCGCGTATGAGCATCCCGGTCACTCCCCGGCGCACGGAACCCCTGCTCCTGCCCAAACTGAGGATACTGTTCCCGGACGTGACGTTCGACACCATCGAACGAAGCGACCTCGAACCTCCCTTCACCGAAGCCACGCTGGCCGACTCCATGCAAGGCATGAGCACCCCAATCTCGCAGTACGTGCGGCTGCGGCTGAGCGTGCGCTGCATGAGAGAGGACCATACGGGCGACTGGGACAAGGCCGCACGCCTGTGGGCCGACATCGCGAGGGAGATCATCGGGCTTGGAACCGTCGCGCCGCTCATCGACGCGTCTCTCGAATCCGGGCCGGTACGCATGACTGACGAGGACAAGAGGCTGGTGTGCGCGTACGGAGTGCTCCTGCTCGAGGTCACCGTCAACTGAAACACAACCAAAGACAACGTGCCGCCACACGCGAAGAACGGAAAGGTGCAGACGAATGTCTGACAACAACGAAAAAACCACCGTCGCCGCGCAGGGCGCGACCGACTACGGGTACGTGTCCAGCGGCAACACCGCAGGCAACGTGCGCCTGATCAAGAACTACGCGCTGTTCCTGTTCCCCAAGGGCGACAGCACGTTCGTGGCTCCGACCGGAGTGGCCTGGACCCCGCCGGCAAGCAAGAAGCCGATCGGCTACTCCACGGAGGACGGCGCCGTACTGCATCCGGAACCGGGCGACAGCACCGACTACAAGGCCCACAACGGCGACATCGTGCTGTCCGACACGGATCCGGGCTACTGGACTCTGCAGCTCGCCGCCATGGAGGGCCGCAAGGATGTGGTGTCGGCCTACTTCGACGTGGACGTCGATTCGGACGGCGGCATCAGCATCAAGGGCGCCGGATTGAAGAAGGAGTGGATCCTCGTGCTGGTCGCGCTCGACCAGCAGGACCGTCCGTTCCTCCTGTACGGCACCAACGCGAAGGTGAGCGACCGTGACGACGTGAGCCTGAAATCCAGCGAGATCATGAACTTCAGCATGACGTTCAAGATGCTCAAGGGCACCAACGGCGAACAGTTCCACGCATGGGGCCTCGTCACCGAAGACGCCAAGTGACCCATTGATTCTTCCCGTGCGGCCGATGGCGGTCGGCCGCACGGGACACCCATTCAACCGCCAACCATTAGAACGGAGCCAACATGAGCGACAAAGAATACCATGTCGTGGACGTAGACCTGACCGAAGCGGAAGAGCTCAAACCCGACGTGCACCTCGAGGTCGCCGGCGTCAAACTCGACCTGCCGAACCTCAACAACGCGGAACTGCCCATCGAACTCGTCCAGGCCATCCTCCTGCTCAAAAGCAAGCCCGCATTGTCCGACGAGGAAACCACGGCCTGCGTGAGCACGTTCCTCGCCTACTTCCAGACGATGCAGCCGAACTTCTGGAACGTGCTGCGCAAGACCAAACGTCCGATGGCCTACCTCACCGCGACCATCAAGGCGTGGGCCGAGGAATCCGGACTGGACCCAAAAGCGTTTACCTCGCCCACCTCTGGAACAACAATCGCGCGGCACTAGCCTACGACTGGATCCGAGCGTACGGGCAGATCTACAGGCCCGTACGCTTCCGGGAATGGGTTGAAGGCCAACGTCCACGAGTCGATTGGGGACTCGCCTGGGCGTTGACCCGCGAAATCCTCAAAGACCATACGAGCCACTCGTGGATGGCGTTGCAGAACGCCGTCTACGCGCCCGATGGAGCCGAACAGGCGGTCTGGATGTTGTCCGGACAACGCAAACGTCCATGGTTCGACCACGAGCACGACCCGCTCCGCCCGCCGACCCCGACGCACAACCTCACCCGCCGTCAACGCGAGGACAGGGAACGGCTCAAAGCCTATTTCCACATCAACGACGACCTCTGACTCCGACCGCCATCGGAATCCCAACCTACGAATAAGGAAACACGATGGCAGCACAGGACATAGGCGTCGCATACGTCCACGTCGAACCATCCGGCAAAGGATTCGGCAAAAGCATCGAAGGCGACATCGGCGACGCCGTCAACAACGCCTCCAAGAAAAGCTCCAGCACCCTCATCTCGAAGATCGGCGGAGCGTTCGGCAAGATCGGCAAGGTCGGCACCGGCGCGATCGCCACCCTCGCCGGCGGCATCACCGCATTGGCCGCCAAAGGCGGCTTCACCCGCGCCCTCAACATCGAGAACGCGCAAGCCAAACTCAAAGGCCTCGGCCACGACAGCGCGAGCGTCACCGAAATCATGAACGACGCGCTCGCCTCCGTCAAGGGCACTGCGTTCGGATTGGGTGACGCCGCGACCGTCGCGGCCAGCCTGTCAGCATCCGGCATCAAGGAAGGCGACCAGCTCACCAAGGTCCTCAAGACCGTGGCCGACACCGCGCAGATCAGCGGCAGAAGCCTCACCGACATCGGCACGATCTTCGGTTCCGTCGCCGCCCGAGGAAAACTCCAGGGCGACGACATGCTCCAGCTCATGTCGAGCGGCATCCCAGTCCTCCAAATGCTCGGCAAGCACCTGAACAAGACCAGCGCCGAAGTTTCCGACATGGTCTCGGACGGCAAAATCGACTTCCAAACCTTCGCCGACGCCATGCAGGAAGGCCTAGGCGGCGCCGCACTATCCGCAGGCACCACATTCACCGGCGCCCTGGCCAACGTGAAAGCCGCGTTGAGCCGACTCGGAGAAACAGCCGCCACACCAGTCCTCGACGGCTTACGCGGCCTGTTCAACCAAGCCATCCCACTCATCGACACATTCACCGCAGCCGTCACACCAACCCTGCAAAAAGTCGGAGCGGCACTCCAACAAGGTCTCGAGAACGCGATACCCGCCACACAGGCGAAACTCAAAAACCTTGGCGACACGATCTCCAACATCCCCGGCTTCCAGATGCTCGCCTCGGCGACGGCCAGCCTCAAAAGCCAACTCACTGGCCTCTGGAACGCAATCACATCACTCATAGGCGGACTCAACAATGGCGGCGAAGCCGCCACAATGTTCTCCACAACCGCCGGCGCGCTCGCGGGAGTGGTCGCTTCGGTCGCGCAGGCGTTGTCGAACGCGGCGGGATGGGCGAAGACGTTCGTCAACATGTTCATCGAGACGGGCGCGTTGCAGCCGTTCCTTGAAAGCCTGACCGGCGTCATCTCCGGATTGGGCTCGCTGGTTTCCGGATTGGCGGCCGCGGTCTCGCAGGCCTTCGGCTTCAACGACAGCGCGCGCACCGCCAGTTCCGCGGCGCAGAGCTTCGCCGGACTGTTGAACACTTTGACCGGCGTGCTCATGACGGTGGGAGGCTGGCTGCAGTCGGTCGGACAGTGGGCGCAGCAGAACGGCGCACTGGTATCCGGCGCGTTGAAAGCCATCACCATTGCATTGCTCGCGGTCAAGGGCTGGGATATCGTCTCGGCCGGGCTGAAGACAGTTTCCGGTGGACTGAAGGCCATTTCCGCGACTGCCTCCGGTGTGGAGAAGACCGCTACGGCCGCTTTCGACCTGATTGGCAAGATCTCCGACGCGGGAAGCGCGGCTGGAGGGCTGAAGCAACTCGCCGGCTCGTTCAATATTGTCAAGGCAGCTCAATCGGCGTGGAGCGCGGTGACCAAGGCTGCTACCGCCGTGCAGCTGGCATTCAGCGCTGCCTTGGATGCGAATCCGATCGGCATGCTTGTCGTAGCCATCGGCGCGGTCGTCGCCGCACTGACATGGTTCTTCACCCAAACCGAAACGGGCAAACGACTCTGGAACAGCTTCGCCACATGGTTCATGGGAATCTGGAACCAGATCAGCACCGCATGCCAGCCAATCCTGCAAGCCATCGCCATATTCATCACCCAGACCATGAGCCAAATCCAACAAATCTGGCAAACCGGATGGACACTCATCACCACCGTCCTCCAAAACGTCTGGAACACGATCGGCCCCATCATCATGATCGCACTCACCGCGATCATCACCGGCATCCAAACATTCATCACCACCATCACACCACTCCTGCAAGCCGGAATACAGAACATCCAAACCATCTTCCAAACCGCCGTCACAATCATCAGCACGGTCTGGAACGGACTCTGGAACACCATATCCACCGTCGTACAAGGCGCATGGACCATCATCACCACAATCATCAACACCGCACTCACCGTCATCCAAGGCATCATCCAACTGGCGCTCGCGGTCGTCAACGGGAACTGGAGCGCCGCGTGGTCGGCCATCCAGGGCATCGCGTCGGCAGTGTGGGGCGGCATCCAAGGTGTCGTCTCCGCTGGCATCGGCATGGTCAGCGGAGTGGTATCCGCCGCATGCTCGACCATCCGAAGCGTGTGGGCCGCGTTGTGGAATGGCGTCGGAAGCATTGTGTCGAGCGTTTGGGGCGGCATCGTTGGCACCGTGAGAAACATGGTCGGCCGTGTCGGGAGCGTCGTGAGCGGGATCGGCGGAACCGTCCGGAGCGCGGTGTCCGGCGCGGGAAGCTGGCTCGTCAGCGCGGGACGCAACATCATCCAGGGATTGATCAACGGCATCACAGGAATGGTCGGCTCGTTGTATTCCAGCATCACCAACGCGTTGTCGGGCTTGGTGGACAAGGCCAAGAACGCTTTGGGCATCCATTCCCCGTCGCGTGTGTTCCGCGACGAGGTCGGCGTGATGGTCGGACGTGGCATGGCATTGGGCATCGACGATTCCGCGCATGTGGTCAGCCGTTCTATGGATTCGCTCGTCTCCACGATGAGCCTCTCCGACGCGGACTGGTCGAAGACCGGCAGGCTGAACGTCACGGCCGGCACCGGCGCCAATGCCGGCGACGGCGATCTGCGGGAACTCATCGCGGCCGTCGAATCGCTGCACGACGACCTCGGATCGATCATCGCCAGGTACACGCCGACGATAGGGGACCGCGACTTCGCAAGGAAGGTGAGAAGTGCAATCGCTTGAATACGCATCCGCCGCCACAGGTGAGCGAATCGGCTTCGAAGGGCCTCTGTACGGCGAGACGCTCACGGGACTGCGAGCCCGTGTCTGGGACTACAGCCTCGCCTCACGTGGCATGACGGGCATCACCCGCAAGGCACGCGAGGCGACAGTCACCGTGAAGATCCACGATTCTCCAGCCACACTCGACCTACTGCGCCGCCTCGCGGACGCCGACATGGCATCCGGGAACCCGGGCACGCTCGTGGCCGACGGCGAATGGGAAGCCAAAGCGTGGATCACGAAAAGCGAGCCGCAGTCCATCACGCCCACGATGGTCGAGACGCAGTTGACCATCGTGCTGGCCGATGGCGTGTGGCGTCGTTCGACCATGACGCATTTCACGCCGCGATACGATTCCGGAACCTCCGACCTGGACTATCCGCATGATTATCCGCATGATTTCGCCGGCATGGCATTGGGCGCGGAGATCGTCAACGACACGTCCATCCCGCAGCCGGTCAAGCTCACGATATTCGGACCGTGCACAAACCCGTACGTCATCATCGGAAACAACCGGTACGAGGTCGACGTGACCGTGCCATCCGGCTCGCGTCTGGAAATCGACGGCACCGGCGATGTCAGGACCGTCACCATGGTCAGCGGCACAGGTCTCGCCACAAACTGCTTCGCGCAGGCCGTGCGAGGGTCGGGCAAGGATTCCGGCCGGTACGTGTTCCAACCGCTCGCGCCCGGAACACAGTCGGTCAGTTGGCCGGGAGGATTCCAATTCGACTTGACGGTCTGCGAGGAAAGGAGCGAACCGCCATGGACCTGATCGTCACCGACGCCACAGGCAAACCCGTGGCGAGCCACGCCTCATACACGCTCGACCTCGCGTTCGGCAGCGGGGAGAACGACTTCGACCTGCAGGTCGAAGACGCCGCGCTCAAGGCGGGGAGCCGCATCATGATCGACGGCACCGAGTACGGCGGCATCATCGACGACACGGATGTCGACGTGGACGGAGGCCTGTCCACCGTTACATGGCATGGCCGCGACTGGCATGGAGTGCTCGCTTCGAAGATCATCGAACCGGACAGGAACAACGATTACCTCACCCTGTCCGGCACGATTCCCGTCATCATGCGCACGCTCGTCAGCCGTGCGGGATTGCAAGGCCTGTTCACCGTCACCGACGAAAGCGCCGGCCACAAGACCACCTGCCAGTTCGACCGGTACGTGGACCTGTACAGCGGTCTGGTCAAGATGCTCAGGGCAAGCGGACTCAAACTCCGGTTGCGTAATGACGGCGACAAGGTGGCCATGAGCGCCATGCCCGTCCGCACGATCGGCGACAGCATCGACTCGGACCTCATCGACTTCACCGCCAAACAGGCGGCGCACCCGATCAACCATCTCATCTGCCTGGGCAAGGGCGAACTCAAGGACCGTACCGTCATCCACTGGTACGCCGACGCGAACGGCACGTTCAGCCACACGCAGACACTCAAAGGGCTTGACGAACGCACCGCCACATACGAGTTGTCCAACGCCGAAGCCGACGAGCTCGAGGACAAGGGCAGGCAGAAATTCCAGGAACTTCGGAACACCAGCACCATCGACGTGGACATTCCCGACGGCATCGACGCGGACGTCGGCGACCTGGTCACGGGCCGTGACAACAACACGGGCCTCGTCGTCACTGCCGAGATCTCCAAGAAGATCGTCAAGGTTTCGGGAGGCGTGCTCACCGTCACCTACGAATCCGGAGGTGCCAGCGCCGGCGGCAACAGCGGAGAATCCTCCATCGGGGATGGTGGCCACGCCTACTACGCTGGAGCCGGCCTCAAACTCGACGCCTGGACGTTCAGCGCCGACGTGACCAGAAACGACATCGACTCGCTCAACAACGCATTGTCGGGTAAACAGCCGAAAGGCGACTACATCACCGGCCTGAAAATCGGTTCGGTGGACACGCTCGCCCCCGGTGCACAGGCAAGCGCGTCGCTCACGGGCGCCGGCAGCGACAAAACCTTGAATTTGGGGCTTCCGAAAGGCGACCAGGGTCCGCAAGGGGAGAAGGGCGACAAGGGCGACACAGGACCACAGGGGGCCACCGGAGCGACCGGACCCACCGGTCCTCGGGGAGAGAAAGGAGCGACCGGGGAGCGAGGGCCGCAAGGCGTCGCCGGTCCCGAAGGCCCGCAGGGACTGCAGGGGATACGCGGCGAGAAAGGCGATAAGGGTGATGCCGGCGCGATCGGCGCGGCGGGACCGCAAGGCCCGACGGGTTCCACAGGTCCGCAGGGTCCCACGGGTCCACAGGGAGCGACCGGCCCCCAGGGCAGACAAGGCATCCAAGGTTCCCAAGGCATCCAGGGCCCGCAAGGGGAGAAGGGTGACAAGGGCGACAGCGGCGTATCCGCCCCCTCGAGCGGCTTCTTCACGCTCAGCATGGAAGGCGACGGCGACCTGTACGTGAACTATCCGGACAACACGAACCCACCCTCGTTCGTCTGGGACTCCGAGAGCGGGAACCTGTACGTGGACATCCCGGAAAGGTGACACATGACGCGACTATTGATCGGCAACATCAAAGGCCCCAAAGGTGACAAGGGCGATACCGGGGCCACCGGCCCGCAAGGCAAGCAAGGAGCGCAGGGCGTTCAGGGAGCTAAAGGCGACGTCGGCCTTCCGGCGCTCGTGATGAAGAAGTCCCTCGTCGGCGAATATCCGGTGGGATCCACTTTCACGGGGAACGTGAGCGAATGGTTGAACCGAACACCACTCGCCAACGAATATTCGACCGCATTGTCAGGTGGCGGAAAATACAGCATCGTCTGGCAGTGCGTTTCACAGTCCGGCAGCCTATTCACGGGAAAGACGATTTCCCGTCAATCCATCATCGGAACGCAAGGCCCTGCCGGACCGCAAGGTCCAAAAGGTGACGTCGGCCCACAAGGCGTGAAGGGCGATACCGGCGAGACCGGGCCTAAAGGAGCCACTGGAGCTGCCGGCCCTACCGGCCCGCAAGGTCCTGAAGGGCTGAAAGGTGACAAGGGTGATAAAGGCGATGTCGGACCCGCCGGAGAAGGAGGCCCTACCGGCCCGCAAGGTCCGAAAGGCGACACCGGCCCTGCCGGACCTACCGGAGCAACAGGCCCCACCGGGCCGCAAGGCAAGCAGGGAATACAAGGTGCGCAGGGACTGCAGGGCCCACAGGGACCGACAGGACCGCAGGGTGCCAGCGGCGTGACGGCGCCAACTTCCGGATTCTTCACACTGCAGGTCGACCCGAACGGAGACCTGTACGCCGTGTACGCGGATACGACCACCGCGTCGGCGGCTCCCGTCTCCTACGATCCGGCGACGGGCGACCTGTACTACATGATCAATGACGGAAAGTAAGGAGCGCATATGACGAAGATTCTGCTCGGCAACGTCAAAGGCCCCAAAGGCGACACCGGACCGCAAGGCAAGCAGGGAGTGCAAGGACCGCAGGGCCCTGCCGGCGCCACTGGCGCGACCGGGGCCACCGGAGCGAAAGGAGAGGCCGGCCAACGCGGCGAGACCGGGTTGCCTGCCTTGATCATCACACGCATACTATCCGGATACTGGACGTCCGCATGCTCGGATTTTGACTGGCGGACACTCAGTTTCAACCGTGCCCCGGTCGTAGGCGAATACTTCTTCGCCATGACCAATGGCGGCAAGAACCTGATGTACGCGCAGATCACAGCCACCGGGAAAAACGTGACGTTCAAACCGGTTTCCAACACAAGCCTCGTCGGACCGAAGGGCGACAAGGGCGAGACGGGCATGAGCGCAAGCCAGGCGTTCATCGCCGCCCACCCGGTCGGCTCCCTCTACTGGACCACCGCCACAACAAATCCGGGAACCACCTACGGCGGCACTTGGAAGGAATGCAACACCATCCTTCCAGGACACATCTACCAGCGCACAGCCTGAAAGAGAAAGGAACATCAATGGCACGAACCACGAACATCACCAGATACACCTGCGACCGATGCCGCGCCTCCGCATACCTCGCCGACGGTGACCCACGCACCTCCAGCGACTGGCACGACATCACACACACCACCGTCGACGGAGTCGCACAGGGCGCGCTCGTCTGTACCGCATGCTGGCAGACGTTCAAAGCGCTGGCAGCCACGCAGGACGCCGCCTACGCCGCATACCTCAACAACACAACAGATAGGAAGGAATGACCATGACCATGAATCTCATCACCGGCAAGGCCGGCGCTCCGCACATCACATCCAGCGACCAAGGAGCCATGCAGGCCGGACTGGTCGGAAACGGCAACTACCTGCTGCAAGGCAGCGACGGCAAATTCCCCGCCGTGACCATGCAGTCAGCAAACAAAGCGCTCATCCCGGTCCTCAACCTTGTGATCGAAGGACGATACGCACGCGTCACCGCGGCGGAAACCGTCACCATCGAAAGCGGAGTCACAGGACGGAACCGCAACGACCTAATCTGCGTGAAATACACGCGAGACTCGAACAACATCGAAACGATCGCGCTCGCTGTGTTGAAGGGCACCGCCACCAGTGGCACGGCGGCTGATCCCACGGTTCCGTCGGGTAGTATCCTGAACAATTCCGGTACCGTGTGGATTCCGATCGCCCGCATTCCAATCAGTGGCATCACCGCTGGAACTCCTGTCATGCTTGTCAAGCAGTTGCCTCCGATGAGCCAACTGTGGGATTCCGTAACCC